GACTGGCCGGCACGAATGTGTAGGACTTGGCCGTGTATTCCTCGCCATCGACCATGTAGACGCCCGGTCCTTTGGTCCACACCATCTGACCTTCGCCGTCGCGGGTAACGTACACGGCCCAGCGCAGTTCGCCCGGTGTCGCTGGATCAGGGTATTTGTCGTCCAGCCATGGGGCAAACCACTTGATCAGCCACAGGCCGTCAGTCGTGCGTGGCGGGTTCGACCCGATAACGACCCGGGTGCGCTTGCCCGGCGCCGCACGTAGCCAGGCGATGATCGACGCAACCTGCACTTCGAGGAATTCGCCGCCCTCGTCAAATGCCATGTAATCGCGCTCGCGGCCGGCATGATCCTGCCAACTGTCGGGGAGATTCATGCCGCCCAGTTTGAGCGTCTTCCCATTCGGCCAGGTCCATTCGAGGTCCGAGCCGTTGAAGCTGGCCGCGTCACCGATGATCTTCTTGCCCTCTTTCTCAAGGCCGTCCGTCTGGGTGCGCTCACGACGGAAGATGATCCCGCTATCGGCCTCGTTGACCGCCCAGCCAAGCTCAAGGTGCGATTTACCGCCGCCAGCTTGCCCGCCATATAGCAGCACGTCGGCTTGCGACAGGTAAGCATCAGTCTGCGGGCCTGGATTCGGCAACCAGCGCATGGTAGCGGTTAGAGAGACTGCCTGTGCAACCGTTGCCTGCCGCGCATCTGCTGGCAGGGCATCAAGCTTGGCAAGGATCTCGTCTAACGCGCCCATGCAGGTTTAGCCTTCGGTCTGCAGTTGCATTGGCGGCTCAGTCATACCCCCGCCGCGGACGCCGCCATAGATCTGCTCGGCGCGCACCTCGTTACCGGTCGGGAGTTGAGCCGGATTGATGAACGACTGGTACGTTACCCAGGTCTTCATCATGTAATCGATGTCGTCCAGGGCGCCGGACAGGAAGATCGATTCATCGGCCGAGGCACGCGCGCGCTGGTCCGCCGCCTGCTTGCGGGCCATCAGTTCATTGCGACGCGCGGTCAGCTTGATCATCATCGGATGCGTTTCCGTGATGCCGTAGAAGTACGACGGTTGCAGCAAGTCCGACTCGGGCGGGATGATGATGTTGATACCGCGCTGAACAGCCAGCGTGATGAAGTACTGGCAGCCTGGGCGCTGCGATGCGTATTCCTCGTTGGCTGCCATGTCTACGCCGTACAGGGCGATGTCGGTCACGCCCGGCGTCTCTAGTGCCAGTGCCAGCATCCACGACAGGCTCGACGTCATGAAGAACGGGCCGTATTTGTCGATCATTTCCTGATACGGGTACACCTTCGCAGTAGGCAGTTCAGGCGGCGCTGGATCCGCGACATAGACCGGCCCCTTGAAGCGCGTCAGAAACTCGCAGTACTCGGGCGTGAACCACGGCTGACCGGTGCCAGCATGGCCAGGAACTTGCGGTTCCCAGCGGTGCATCTCGAACCAGACGTCAGCGTGCGGGCCAACGACACCATAAGCGCCGGGCGAACAGCCCCAGATCTGCCAGTCCGGATCGTTGATAGGGGCAAGCCTGATAGAGCTTGGTGCGGATCCGACGAGTGCAATTTTGGTCATGAATTTCCCTCCTCCAGGGTAGTTCGGTTAGGTGGACGTGGTCAGCGAGAAGCCACTGGCCTGCGACGACGTGCCGCTGGTCAGGTCCATGGACAGCCATTGAGCGGTCGTCAGGCCGATCAGCTCGAAGCCACCGCCCAGACTGGAGATCTTCACGGTCGTAAAGCTGCTGCCGATGGTCGAGACGATGGTTTCGCTGTTGGCGGTCTTGATGTAGACGGGGCCGTTGGAGACGCCGCCCATGATCGTCTTACGCACGCCGGGGATCGGCGGATCAAGGGTGTACACGGCACTGGATGCGGCGCTGGTACCGGGACAGACGCTGATGCCATCAGCGGCCAGATTGGTGGCCGTGCTCTCTGCGGTACTGACACTGGAACGCATGCATTCCGGGCCTACCAGATATTCGCGCACGCCGCGCGTACCACCCGTTTGAGCAGTGGTCATTGCCTGCAGGCCGAGACGGCGGCCGTACAGGCTGGTCATAATGCTGTTGTTGTATGGCATGGTGCTCTCCTTTATCGTTGCTTGCCGAAGCTGCTACGGAGTGTTCCGGTGTGCCGCGCCGGTACGGCCCTCTTCCTGTTTGGTTTACCTGCGCCAGCACTCCGCAAACACATAGCCGCTTGAGAGTGCTGCGACGGAGAACCCGGTTGAACTACCTGGCACTTGGAAAGTGAGGGTGCCGTTGACCGGATGATTGGGAGTCCCGGTAGAGAGCCCACTGGATGGCACCGCGGCCGCGGTGCTGAACAAATTGGCGACGAAGTTGAGCGCGGCGCCTAAGGTCGTCACTCCCGTCAGGCGCACGATCTGGGTATTGGTCGGCCAATCAACAGCCTGGCCGGAGCTACCTGCGATGAGCAGGGTGTAGACAGTGTCGGGGGGCAGCGGGACGCCTTCAGTGGGATGCAGGGTTCCGATTGGTCTCATGTCATGCTCCAGGTTCGTTCGTGTAATACATCAGTGTTTGGTTGCCATCTCGTGCACGCCGGCCGAGAGGAGGAATGCGATGCGGCGCGCGGCCTCGATCGACGAAACGTCTTCGACTTTGATGGCCTCGCCATCGGCGCCGGTGTGCTCGACGCGGTCCTTGAGCATGCTGAAGTGGCGCATGGCCAGAGAGATGGCATCGAGCTTACTGGCCAGTCGGTACTTCTTCGTGTAGCCGACCAGCGTGCGCTCCTGGCCGCTACCTTGGAATTCCTCAAGCACGTCAAGGCCGGCCAAAGCTGCGACGGTGTCGTCGTCCAATTCATGGATCGGGATCGGCTTGCCTTCGCTGTCGAACAGCTTGCGCGGGTCGAATGTGACGATCCGCTGTAGCTCAAGGAAAACGCGATCCGCGTTCATCTTCGTACGTTCGATCTTTTCCCTGAGCCCCTTCTCGATGGCCTCCGCCACCTCCGGTTTCTTGCGCAGCTGGTATGCGCCAACCCTGGCCGCGTTGTCCGTCTTGCAGGTATAGCCCGCGCGTCGATAAGCCTCGCCCCCGTTGCAGTCAACGAGGAATTCGGCGACGAATCGTTCCTCTTTTGGAGTGAGTGCCATTGGCAGAACCTAAAAAAAATGGCCGCGCCTCGCGGTCACGGCCAAGGAAAAGCAGGGATTTAGAAACCTGAGGAGACAGGCGAATTTTCCAACATGGGATAGGAAAAATCTTGCCTCTCGCATTCAGGTTGAACGAATCACGCTGCGATGGACCTCAAGCAAGGCTGCGCCGCGCGAGTAGGGTGGCTCGCAAATACTGTTTCGCCAGTTCGTAATCGTGCGGCGCGTCACACCGACCTCCTTCGCTTGCTGCCCATGCGTCATGCCGGCCTGCTGCAGGTCGGTGATGATGCGGAACCAGTCGATGCGCACGGTACTCATTGCAGTGCTACTTTCGTTACCGGGGAGTTCGCGCATACAGAAACGCTGGCACGCTTCCCAACAACTTCATCAAGCTGATGTGGTGACAGTCCGAGCGCTGGGCGTGCGGTACAGACGTCGTCGGCAGTGATGATCTGACCGGCAGCGACATCACGCTTGAACCAGATGGAGCGGCGCAGGGCTGGCGATTCACCCATTACTGTCCCGCTGTGCATTGGCTGAACTGCTGCGGCAGCGCGCCGGCATTCCGTGACCATCAGCGCAAATTCGGCAGGCTCCATGCTGAATCCGGCATCTGGCCCACCGTCGTGACGACTGAGCGTGAGGTGCTTCTCGATCACCTTGGCGCCTAAAGCGGCAGCGGCCACGGCAACGCCGATCCCTGGAGAATGATCCGACAGACCAGGCATGACGTTGTATCTCTTGGCGTTGGCAAGCATCGCCGGCAGATTTGCGGTTTCTGGATTGGCAGGGTAAGCGCTCGTACACTTCAGAAGGGTGATGTCCCGCGCCGCGCGCGAAGCCCATACAGCCCGCTCGATATCCTTGTCGTTCGCCATGCCAGTCGCCATAAACACCGGCTTGCCCTTGCTGGCCGCGTACTCGATCAGGCCAAGGTCGACCAGTTCGAACGATGCGATCTTATAGATAGGGCAGCGCAGAGTTTCGAGGAAGTCTACCGATGCCTTATCGAACGGTGATGCGAAAGGCGTCAGGCCAAGGTCACGCGCATAGTCGAACAACTGCGGCAACCATTCCCACGGCGTGTGAGCCTCACGATACAGATCGACCAGAGTGCGGCCGGCCCACGGCCCATGGTCAAGTGTGTAGGC